CCATTTATGCAGCTACGCCCGAACTCACGCTCTTGTTTCGCTCTACGCTCAAATACTTCAGGAAAATCGACTCTAATTTTGTTCCAGTAACCCATGCCACCTTTCACGCAACCGATACAGTTATTATTCGGATAACCCATGTCGTACATGATAGGTCTTTTAAGTCCGAGCTTGTTCGCAATGCCGTGAGCTTCTGCTTTCGTGAGTCCATTTTCAATTAATGGAAATTCGTGATCGTAGTCGCTTAATGCTTTGCAAGTGTTTTCAGCTCTCTTTGCTTCGTTTACATCAAATCCCCAAACATAAGTGTGATGGTCAGGATTTTCTCTTTCCCATTTTTTCCTAACTTCTTTTTTGAGATATCTCGTGCACGGAGCACCAAAAGGAGTATTCATTGTGTGGGTGAAATTCATTACATCCTCTACTGACGAAAACCTATCAGATTGTAAGATTGTAATTTTTCTACCCAATATCCTTTCGCAATCGTGCAAAAATCTCAAAGAATCAGGATGCTGGTCCGGTACATGAGTATAAATAATCTCATCTACATCCTTTGCTAAATAACATGCTACAAAACTACTAATTCCTGTTGAAAACCAACATACTTTCATAACACCACGCTACAAACCCATGTATCGTGGATAGATTAACAATCGGCTTGGATGCATTATTAAGTGCTTATTTAGGCACAGCCACTCCGTCAATCTTTATGTACCAATTCACCATACTAATCTTGATACAACCTCGGTTTACCGAGGATTCGTTATTCCTTTCCTGTTGAAATTTCTTCTACAAATTCTTTTACTATCGCCTATTGATGTATTTTCATATTCACTGTTTGAAACAGTATATATTTCTC